AAAACCAAGAAGTTTTCAAACCAAAAAGTATAAATACCAAGGATTGTATAGTAGGGAGCATGGCAAAACTACTATGTAGTCCAAAATCAAAAGAGATTGATAGAAGGGAATTAGAAAAGCATCTTAAGCAGGATGCAAAATCAGAACAAAATCCAAAGGGCGGATTTAGACAGAAATTAATTAATAGAGGGTGTATTTTATGATTAAAATTGATTGCAGAAATTGTAATATTAAGATTAAAATTTATTATGTAGTTGATTCAATGAATGCAAAAATTAATAGTGATATAAATTCAAATCCATGTAAAAAGAAGGAGATGTAAATTTATGGCAATTATCGAAAATCAAGATGAAACTATCTATCATAGCGATAGTGATAAAATCTATGTGGTCGATAATAAGCAAGCTGAATTAATAGGGGTGTATTGATATGGAAGATACTATGTACTCTAATTTGAAATTGAAATTGATTGTCGAAAAAGCAAAGAATAAAGAACTTACAAGAAATTTGGTAGATATTATTAGAATAACGGGATTGTCACAAGGCCCGATAACGATACAAGATCGAAGAAAACCAGAACAAATTAAAATTCTTCAAGAAGTCTCTAAAGAGAGAGATCAAAGGGAAATGAATGATGTAGAAATTAATATTTGTCTTGAAATGATTGGCGGAAGCTTAGAAGATAGATTGAGGAAGTGAATTTATGAAAATTGAAGAGATAAGTATAAATAATGATGGAAATGTAATAAAATCTATTACTTCGACATCATTGGAAGATTTAGCGATATTAAAACATATGATTAAATCAGAAGAATATAAAATTGAAGAAATAAATATTAATTTTGAAGAAAGTATAAAAGATAAAATCAAAGAAAAAAATTCGGCACAAGCGCCGATATTGAATAGAATCGAACAATTTAAAAAATCATATGATGAAATGTTTAGAGAAATTTGTGATAATGCAAAATTTGAAAAAGATAGATTTTTGAAGGCTGCAAAAATTAAGGGAGATAGTTATAAAGAAGGTCGATATAGGATTATTAGGCATATTAAAACAGAGAGGAAATTAAATCAGGCAGAATTTAAAAATAAGTATCCTGAAGAATTTATTAAAATTGCGGAAGTTGGATTAACTAAGGCTGACAGCGAAATTGGAAAAAATCGGGTTAATCAACTTTGTACAATTAATGAGAAATATTCATTTGAGTTTTATGATCCTGATGATCACAAGGAGGAATGAATATTAAAAAATTTTTAATTTTAAATGAAAAAGAAGAAAACCATATAGCAACATTAATGGAAACCAAAGAAATGCAAATTAGAGAAAATTCAAAAATATTAGAAAGGATAAAAGAAGAAGATGAAAAAAATTTAAAAGAACTTAAACAATTAAATAAATTAATTGATAATTCGATATGGCAAGGAGGAAACTAAAATGAAATGTTGTTATATGGATAAAGAATGTGATAAAAATTGTATTGCATATGATAAATTAAATAAATATAATATATGTGATCGATTAAATCATAATATTATTATAGAATTGGAATTAAACGAAATAGCAAATAATATTAAAAATTTGAGGGATTGATTAATTTGTTAGAAATTATTAATAAGGATTTTAACAATCCGCACTTTTTACAGGCGTATACAATAGCGGATATGAATGAATTGATATTAGATACGGTAAAAAAATATGGAAATAATGTAAATATTAAAGTAGGAAATCAAGAAGTTCTAACCAGGGAATTGATATTTTGTAATACTAAAATATTATATCCGCAAAATAGAAGTATTGCGACAAGAACAAAATGGAAGAATATAAAAGCACTTGAAATATATACAAATGAAGTTATAACTGATCAAATTCCAGAGGGGTTTACATATTCGTATGGATCATTAATGATGAATCCAAGAAATCAGATAGAGAGAGTTATTGAAATTCTTAGGAATGATCCAAATAGCCGACAGGCTACTATTATGTTGGGAGGTGGATATTGTCTTTGGGATAAAGAGCCTCCATGTTGTCGAATTGTGGATTTTAAGATTCGACAGGGAAAATTAAATATGTTTTTATTATTTAGGAGTCATGATATAACCGCATATTTCCCTAATCTTTGGGCATTTACTCATCTTCAGCAAAATGTAGCAAATGAATTAAATGTGCCAATTGGGTTTACAGGGTGCACAAGTGAAAGTTTGCATTTGTATAATGGGGATGTAAATTTAATTGGTGAAAAGGAGTTATGAACATGGATAAAATTTATAATGGGCAGATTAGAAATAATATATATAATATATTATGTATCGATGATATACAATTATGTGAAGATATTGATAATAGTTTTGAAGTAGGAGATATTTTACAAATTGTATATTATATTACAGATAAAAAAGTATATAATTTAAGGGATTTATTAGAAGCACAAATTAATTGTCAATTAGGAATAGTTGATAAATTATATTTTATATTAGATGCATATAGCGAATATACAATTGAAGAACTTCAAGAAGACTTTATATTAGGCGGGCATAATATAATTGATGAAATTTCAACATTTCAAGGTAAGTATATATTTATGATAATTAAAAAGATCGAGAAGGTGTAAAAATGACTAAGAAAAAAGAAAAAGTACAAAATACAATGAAATTACAAATATATGTAGATAAGGATAGATTTGAAATAACAGATGATAAATATAATGCATTGGTTAGATTAGATTCTAATCAAGTAAGCTCTATAATTAATGTAATATCTTATTTGATTGATGAAGATATACCAGCGATGATAAAAAATGGGAAATGGAATAAAGAGTCTTGGAATATTAAAATTGATTGCGAATTGCCAGTAAAAGATATGATCGAATTGGAAAATGAATAATAAAAATATTTTTATTTTTTCTCTTTTTTTGGAACTTGCAAAGTTATAAATAGGATGAATGCTTAATATAGAGATAATAAAAGGCGAGGAAATATTAATGAGTATTTTTAAAGATGCACAATTAGATGAACTTATTAATAAATATAAAGTTCATGAAAATTTGAGAAATGGGCAAGTGAAAGCAATTAAGGATGTATTAAATCTGTATGATCCTGATACTGAAGAACCAATAATAATAGAAATGCCAATCCCTACAGCGGGCGGTAAAACAGAGATTAATAATATTTGTATGAAGATATTAGCAAATGAATGTATGGAGGATATGGTTCTTGGAACCACGCCTCTTATTGAGTTGCTCAAGCAGCAAAGAGATAACATTCTTTATCAAGACATTCCTTGTTTGTTGGGGAAGTCTAATTATGTTTGTGCGCTAAATCCTGAAGTAAATGCGTCGGATTGTATTATGAAGGGAAAGAAAAAGGGAAAAACTCCTTCGATATGTAGAGATTGCGCGTATAAGATCGCGAAGCAAAAAATAGATAATAGTCCGATTGGGTGGACTACATTTAATAGATATATTCTTGATCCAAGTTTGAAATCGCGAGTTACTTGTTTTTTTGTGGATGAATCCGCAAAAATTGAAGGGATTCTCAGAGATCACAATAGTTTTGAACTTTTACCAGGATTGGACTTAAAGAATTTGAAAGAGTCCCTAACGAACTGGAATATTGATTTAGAAAACGATTATAATCAGCTATGTAATCAGGCAGATAGAATTTATGAGGAGATGGAAAACGATTCAAGTTCAATTAATGATTATATTAAAATAAATCGCGAAATAGAAAAGATGGAAAGAAAAATGGTAAAAATTAAACAATCAATATATTATGTGGAAAATGATGTTAAATTTATTATTAGTAATGATAAAAAGATTAAGTATAATAAAGAAAAGAGATGTAATGAAGAAGTAGATGTAAAGAATTTTAAGTTGTTAACAGCGCATATTCCCTTCGCGAGCATGGTTAGCGGCCTTAAGATGGTGGTTCTTAGCAGTGCGACACCGGCAACACATTTATTAACTGTAAAAAATATTAATAGACTTGAATGTGAACATCCGATACCAATCGAGAGAAGGCCCTTGCATTTTATGCCTGTTGGATCAATGTCTTATGCTTCGCGAAATGAGACAGTTAAAAAAATGGCACCAGTAATATTAAATTTGCATGATACTTATGGAACAAAAACAATGCTCCATGCTGGAAGTTATCCAATAGCATATTTAATTTATGATGAACTTATAAAAATAATGGATGAACAAGATATACTTTTACAGATTGATAAAAAAGGAAAATATAAGTATCCTGAAGGGGTATTTAGAAACGATTGTAGCAAAATATTTAAGAGTTCTAAAAAAAAGCTAATTTGGATATCCGTCGAGATGAACGAAGGTGTAGATTTATTTGGACCAGATTATAAATTAAATTTGATCGCGAAGCTACCGGCAGAACCTTGGAAAAGTGAATATACTATTGCAAGAAATTTATATGATACTGAGAATTTCAAAGACAATGTTTGGTATAATACGCTTTCAGCAAACAAGCTTCAGCAATCTTATGGAAGAATTTGTAGAGGTCCCGAAGATGAAGGAACAACTATAGTACTGGACAAAGCGATTATTGGATTTTATAACAGATATAAGAACAAATTATTTTATCAGTGGTTCAAAGATGCAATTGTTAAGACTTAATCACAATTTTTTTAATATGAAAAAGTATTTATACTTTGTAAATAGAATAGTAGTATCTCGCTGAGAGATTAGATAATGATAAGATAAATAATGGAGAGATAAAAAATGGAAATGAGACAAATAGGCGAAATTGAGATTGAAGTAGGAATTGCAGATACGTATTTCGGAGCACAAGAGGATAATTCAGAACTCCTTGCCATGAATAATGCGCAAATGTTCGCGAGCATGGTACTCTCGAAGTTTAGTATTCCTCAGATTAAGAATAAGTTACCTGGACTTAGGAATGTAGCAAATGCAGTTTTTACAAAAACTGTAAATGATACATGTTCAAGGAAGGTTCGAAAGGACTTTATAGAGTCACTTAAGGGCCAAATGCCTCGACAGTTTACAATAAGTGAGTATGTAACACTTGTTAATGAGGTTGGGATGCCTTCAAGCAAGGCTCAAATCGAGGACTTGGACAAAGTTCTTAGAAAGATCAAGATTGATATGGAGAACGTTGATCTGATTGTTCAGGTTAGAAACCCGAAGCAGGTAACCGCAACTTCTCGTGTAGATGTTGAGGCAAAGATTGCCAAGACAGAAAGAAGTATTTTGAGAAGTGAGACTCAAATTAAGAATCTCCAAAAGAAGCTTACTTCAGCTCGTGAAACTCTTGCAGAAAATGCAGAAGATAAGACTGCCGAGTATAACGCAATTAAGGCAGAATTCAACCTTGCGGATGCTGAAAAGGAGCTAAAGGATAAGCAGATTAAGCTTGAAAATCTTAAGGAAGTTCTAGGGCAATTTACGGTCCCAACTGAAAACCAGTAAACGCATATCGATTTATTTTTCTTTTTTCTTGGATTCCCAAAATAAGGGTAATTTGGATACTCTAGGATGCCCTAGGATATGGTTAATTTGCCCATAGCTCAATGATCTTAGAATTTAATAGGGAATTGTTAACCACTGTATTTTTAGGGGCAATTTTGAGCATTTTATGAGGTTTTTGAAATAATCAATTTTAGGGATTTTTGTTATCCTTTACGTGAGGATAACGATATTGAGGTATTTTTATATTATTGTTTTTAGATAACACTGTTACTACGCTATTAGTAAAAGCTTTTTATTTTTATCACAGTTTTAAAGATTTTAATAATCAAGCTTTCTGCTACCGATGGAAGCAAACTACCCCGATTTTAGATTTTACCTCTGTTTCTATTATACTTTTTTTTCTCTTTCCTTTTTTACTTTACCCCCCCTATCTCTTTTCTATTTCATTATATTATATTATATATATGTACCTTATGAGTGTAAAATATAGAGATATATAGATAAAGAGAAAGGGGAAACTCTTATAAAAATAATGAAATAAAGATACATTCGGATAATTATATCTATTCGATAGGACTTATAAAATTCAAAAGGCATGTTTCAATACAGTAAAAAATTTATTGGTAAGATAACTGTAAACAATAAAAAATTATTTTGAAATTGTAATGTAAACATTATAAAGATTATATATAAGATAATTGAAAACTCAAATATAATTTTATAATTGTTGCTATTTATCATTAATATTAAATTATAAATGTATCTAATATGTATAAAATCTTAAAATAACATACAGATATAACTTAGATTGTTTTAATACTGTCTATTAACAGTGTTAATTAATAAGATTTTTTTATTGTTATTTAAACGATTTTTATTATTAATTATAAAAAATTTTATTAAGTTTGATTTTACGATAAATTTATATATGATTAAAACACTATAGGGGGGTAGGGTAAACATAGGAGAAAATAAAAATGGATAACGTAACGACAATAAAAATGGAAAATATTAAAGGATGTATTGATAATATATGGAATGATATAATAGAAAATGAAAATAATTTGCAAATTGCGATTAAACAATATGAGGAATTGACTAATTTTGATTATAAAACTACAGAAGAATTTAAGCATAGTGAAAATCTTAAGAGTACTTCGCGAAATATTAAAAATGAAATAAATATACATATGGCAAATATAAAGAAAAATAAAAATGAAATTAAACTATTAAAACAGCAAAATATTCAAATGGCAAGACAAACAGGAGATAGCGCACTTAGTAATGAAGAATTAAGAAATCTAAAAACAAATATAACAAATAATGTTAAGATTATTGAAGATAAAGAAAAAGAAAATAATAATTACAATATACAATTATTAGATAAACAAATAGAATTAAATTCAATGCAATTAGGCAATCATAATAAAATAAAGGATGAATCCGGTAATATAAAAATATTGAAAAATAATATTAAGATATTACAAAAGAATAAAAGAACTCTATGTAATAATATAATAGAAAATATTTATAACTTTATGAATGGAGTATGAAATGTATAAAACTATTGAAAAAGAATCATTAAGATGGTATTATAACACTAAAAGTCCATCTATTCTTTTTCCTTCATGTACTACTGTAATTGGTTACAAGGATAAATTATTTGGTAAGTGGAAAAATTCGCGACCTGGTGATGCTGCTAATTTTGGTACAAGTATGCATTTCCAAATTGAAAAATATATCTATGATAAATATAATGTGGGCAATCCTGAAGATATGGGATTTCCTCATATTAATATTTGGAATTTATCTTATCAGGAAGGGCAAGAAAAAATTAAAAAAGTAATGAGGATGTTTTTTGAATTTGAAAAGGAGCATCCCGATTATTACCCATTGCTTCAAGAGCTTGCATTATTTTATGATAAAAATAATTTAAAATTTGCAGGAAGAATAGATCAATATGTAAGATTAGATGGTAAAAATACTTTGTTAGATTTAAAAACCGGCGGTTACTGGCCCGAATACGACTATCAACTTGCGGGATATTTTATACTTCTTAGTCAATTTGAAAATGTTGAACAAGTTGTTTGTCTTTATTTAGATTCTAATGAAGTTAGAAATCCTACCAAAAAGTATAAATTGCATAAATACAGTATAGAAGAAATAATAACAAATTCGGGAGTATTCATGAATAAGCTTAAAGAATTCCATAGTAATAATATTTGGGAATATATAAACGAGGTGTAAATATGGAAAATAGGAATTTTATAAAAGTTGAAAAGGTATCGAATCCACAAAAAAAATATTATCAGTTATTTTATACTAAAAATTTAAATTGTGGTGGACAAGATAATGTATTACTATCATATGATATATCTGAAAAAATACAAATGTATTTAAAGGTAATGATATTAGAAAATGAATTAGGAGTTAAGGCAATTTATAAAGGATTTGATATAAATGATTTCCAAGGAGTTATAAAGGTATTAGATACAAAAGAAAATAGGGAATGTATTGATAAACTAAATATAAATTTTGAAAGAGAATATAAATGCGAATTTATTAAAAATCGAGAGCATCCAATGTGTAAAATAACTTGTACAGAAATTTACAAAGAGGTTGAAAATATGGAAAATAAAAATTTTATAAAAGTGCAAAAGGTATCAAATCCACAAAAAACATATTATCAGCTCATATATCAAATATGTGGGCCATATGATGAAATTGGAAGTTTTTCATATAATTTAAATGAAATTTGGAAACTTCATATAAAAATTATGAAACTTGAAGAAAAATTAAGAGTTAAAGCAACTTACGAAGGATGCACACATAAAGATTTTTATGGATTAATAAATATATCAAATACAAAAGAAAAATCTCTATCTGATGGATTGATAAGAAAAAATTCATTTATAAATATGGATGAATATATTAAAGATATTGAAGAATTAAAAGATCAATTAGCAGTGTCAGAGAAATTAAATAAAGAACTTCATATGGAAAATGAAAAATTATATGATCAAGTTAATAATAATTATACTGCATATACAAATATATATAATGCATATAAAAGGCTTGAAACTAGAACACAACAAAACGAAAATTTAATGGATATTGCATATAACAATAAAATAACATTAACTAAAACAAGGAGATTTGAAATTGATAATGGTAATAAGTATAATAATATAGGACGATTAATGGGAAATCATTATAATTATTCTCGGATCTGCCCTAAAGAGGATTATTATAAAAAACAAGAACAAGATGCACAAGATAAAATTAAACAAGATTTGGTAGAATCAATTAGATCTCAAAGATTCGGAAATTTCTCAATGGAGAAATTACAAAAAATATTAAAAATAATTAATGAAGAATAAAATCTATTTTTATAATTTTTAAAATTCCTTATTACCAAAAACTATTAATACTAATAACGCTTAGTATTATATATGATAAGCAAATTGGATCAAGTAAAAAATACTGGGCAAATAACAATTACCGGAAATCACCATTATCATAATGATATATTCGGTAATAAAGTTCCTGACGCAAAAAATCAGCAATATATCAAAAGGAGAAATAAAATGCATGAAGCAATGAAAGAAGCAATTAGAAAGGGAGAAATATAAATGATGGCAAATGTAACATCTACACGTTTTAATATATATAAGATTCATGTGATTGATAAAATAAATCATCTCGAATCTACGTATTATAATTTTGAAAGTAAAAAAGATATGTATACCAAATGGCAAGAATTGTTAAGAGAAGATCATTATAGCATCGAAATGATTAATCAAGAAATAACCACCGCAAAAGCATTTCATATGTGATATGAGAAATATGAAAGAAATTATTAAAATTGTTAAAATTTTTGAATGCCCTAAATGTGGGTTTAAAGGCGAAATCGACGAACGGTTGAATAAATGCATATGTGGATATAAAATAGAAAAGGAGTTAAACAAATTATGAAAGAAGTTTTAATTAACCAATTGGATGATCAGGATTTTAATAATATTGAACTATTAAGATCCTTGGGAATAAAGCGAACCGTAGCCCATGTAATTATTTATATGGCTAATAAGGAAAAGAAAATCTCAAAAGATATTGAGATTGCAACAGGATTGCGGCAACCTCAGGTTAGCCTCGCGATGAGACAACTTAGAAAAAATTCCTGGGTAGAAGAAGAATATGCAAAAAAGATAAAGGGAATGAAAGGCAGGCCACGAAAAATATACAATTTAAATATTTCAATTAATGAAATATTAGATAAACTTACAATTAAAAAATATGATGAATATATGAAAGCAATAAATACAATCGAAAATTTAAAGTTTAATTTATTTAGGAGTTAATAATATGTATAATGAAATAATGAACATTTTAATTATTTTTTTATGTTTATTTGGTACGATATTTCTTATATTTTTTATAAAAGGATTCATAATTGGAATAAATCGATCTAGAAAAAATAAAAATAAAATAAATGAATGGAATGAAAAATATGATAAAAATAATTGATGATAAACATAATAAAAAAATCAGAGATTGGTTAGGGCCAATTATTCATTTAGAAGGTTGCCATCCTAGAAAATGGAGAAATAATATTAAAGCCAAAATAAAATAAAAATTACAAACCTTTTTATATCTTGCGTTCATATTCTTTATTGGCAATATATTATTATTTGCCAGGATGTATAATATGGTTAAAATAAAAAAAGTAATATGTTTTGGATGTGGTCGAAATCTTGAAATTAGAGATACCGATCCTGAATTTTTTTGCTCTGTTTGTGGAGCCTGTAACGTAGTTCCGCAAGGGGAATCTTCAGAACTTCCTCTAAATTGTGTGGCTCCGAAAGGCTTCGAATGGGAATTACCAGCGGGAAAACTACAATCAATAGCAGGAAAAGCAATTTATATAACTGCACAAGGTTCACATGTAGATAAGGAAACATTTAAAAGAATGTATAAATGTGATCCTGAAATAGTATACCAAAATATGCGAAAGAATGGAATTACTGACATCAAAGGATATAAAAATCTAAGTATATTTGGCCGAAGGGGTAAGAAATGAATGATAAAATTATTTATTTATTTGGAATATTTTTATTGATATTAATGATATCTGATATTTCAAATGCAACAACTCCTTTAGATCAATTAGAACGAACTAATAATAGTCGTGTATTGGTAGATTTAAATAATTTAGATCCTATTAGTGCTACTAATATTGATCAATTGCATCGCGAATTGAAGAAAACAGAACGCTGGCAAATAGCAGATCTAGGATATTATTGTAGTTATAGTATTAGTGCAGTACAAAATTACAATGATAGTAAAACAGATGCTATTTCAAAATTCTTGAATAGTGACGAACTTTTACCAGAAAGTTTGGGAAATACAAATTTAAATTTTACAGATATTAATAATACAAATACAATTCCGTATTATTAATAATTTTTTATTTTCTTGATTACCAAAAGTTATAAATAAGATTAATGCATATAGCTTAGTATGGAAATATTACAAGAATCATTGAAATATACACCACAGCCTATATTTTGGAATGGGAAAAAATATATTTTTGATAGTAATACAGAAAATACTATGAAAAATATACAGGAAATTCGACAAGAATATAAAGATGATTGTATATTTGGCGATCCAATTAATATTGGGCATAGACTTAATGAATATAATGAATATATACCTATATATTTTGCAAAATCCATATTAGAAGCTAGAGAAAAATATAATTTAATTGGTATGTATTTATTGGAGGAATATTATGAGAAAGCGAATAAAGGATTTAAATCACGAAAATAAGTATAAAAACAAACCTAAAAATTTTTCGCGATGTAAATATAATAGACGATCTATAATTATCGATGGATCGATCTTGGAAGAATATTTAGGAGATTAAATAAATGTGCAAAAATAATATAGAATTGGATAATTTATCTAAAGAAAACTTAGAAGAAATATATAATACAATTAATGAAATTGAAAAGGGTAATTTTCGAATTGTAAAACAAGAACATCTTATAAGTAATATGACTTTTCAAAATGGACCTGTGCCAATTGGAGAAAAATATATTATTGAGGTATTGTATACTTGCCAAATATGCGCGAATCGAAAAAATGATAAGGGTGTCTGTAATTTTGATGATAAATTTCATGAGCAAATTTGTGTAAAATTTCAAAGAGGATAAAAGATGAGAAAACGATATAAACTTGATTATATTGTATATGATATATATTTAAATTTTGATAATATATATCATTATAAAAAGTTTGCTATGAAAAGAATGTTGAGATTATGGGGATCATGTAAAGTATTTAATAATAATAAAATGATTAAACAATATGAAACAATAAAAATATGTTAGATTGTTTTAATGATGCAATATATTATTGTACGGATTTATTTGATAAAGGATATAATGTAGAAATGATATTAAAGAGTTTATATTAGGAGATTTTGCTATGCAAGTGCTCGATATCTATTTTTAAATAGCGACATGTTTTTATACATTAAGAACCGATGATTATATATGGAAATACGACATTGCCCACGATGTGATATAGATCGAGATATATCCGATTTCGCAAAGAATCAATATAAATGTAAATATTGTCAAAAAGAATATAGAAATAATAAAAATAATAAAGAAAAACAAAAACAATATATTAAAAAATATTATAAAGATAATAGTGAAATAATAAAAAATCGAAGTAATATTTATTATAAAAATAATAAAGAAATTGTATTAGAAAAAACTAAAAAGTATTATATGAGTTTAGATCCATATAAAAGATGGGCATATTATACAATAAAAGGACATATTCATCATGGATATATAGTTAATATAGATATAAATTATTTAATTGATTTAGCAAAAAACATTAAATATTGTCCTATATGTAAAAATGAAATGATATGTAAATTAGGAAATGGTCATAATTTAAATAGTATTTCATTAGATAGATTACATAACGAAAACGAACTTAATGTAAATAATATACAAATAATTTGTAATAGATGTAATATGATAAAATCAAATAGTACATTAGAAGAATTAGATATTTGGGTTGAAAAATATTTAGAATATAGAAATAAAATGAGGGTATTATAATGCAAATATTAGATGTTACTTCTTCAATGATAGATCATGGTTTTTATAAAGAACCTAAAATAACTATATGTGGAGTTGGTGGAGAACTTAGAGAAATTATAGGATTTTTTCCATATTTTTATATACATATAAATAAAGAATATAAAAATGATATAATAGATACTCTTCATTATATGAATTTGAAATATGAAGTTGTTTATAAATTTTTACCTATGTATTATCAAACTGAAAAATCGATGGTAATTAAAATTTATGCGGATGATCCAAGAAATATAAGGAATTTACGAAATGATGTTAAAGATATTTGTGGTGTTATAAGTGTACTAGAAGCCGACATACTGTATAAGAATAGGTTTTTAATTGATAATGGTATTTTTGGTATGGGATATATTGATGAAAATAACAAACCAGTAGCGCATGATGGAAATGAAGATCTAAAAATATTAGCATTTGATATAGAGGTTTTGCCGCCGGAAAGTTTAGAGATGCCAACATCAGATAAAGATCAAATTATAGTAATATCTTTTGCATTTTCTCACAAATACTGTGGATATAATAGTATGGTTTGTATAGTTGGGAATGGAAACAATTATGAAGATGTTAGCTTTTTCCCTGATGAGAAAACACTTCTTTGGTATTTTAATGAAGTTGTTAATGAATACGATCCTGATATCATTAGTGGTTATAACGTAAATGGATTTGATTTTGAATATATTAATGTTCGACAAGAGCGAAATTATTTAAAGCCTATTATCGGGCGAAATAAATCAAAAATGTGGATAAGAAAGGGCTTTCAAAATACAACTATAAGTATTTTTGGAAGAGTTATATTTGATTTGCTACCATTAGTGAAAGCTAATTATAATTATGCTTCTTATAATTTAAAGACAATTTCTCATGAACTTTTAAAAAATGATAAAATAGATCTATCTATGCAGCAAATGCGAAATGAATATACAAATGGTAATTATAAAAATACCATTGATTATGCTAGGCATGATAGCGTACTGGTTTTAGAACTATTATATAAAACTAAATTTCTTGACAAATATATTGCTATTTCAAAACTTACGGGCCTTCTTTTACAAGATTGTGTTAATAGTGGGCAGTCTCAAAAAATTGAGATGAAATTGATGCGCGAATTTCTAAAAGAAGATCGGCTAATGGCTATGAGGCCCATAGAAAATGAAGAAATGAACGATGATAATGTTAAGTATGGAGGAGCTACCGTCTTTAATCCTGTTATTGGACTTTCTAAAGATGTTGTGGTATTGGACTATAAAAGCCTTTATCCTACTATTATGATTAGCCAGAATTACTCTTATGATACAATTATTAAAGATGAAAATAAAAATCTTTATAAAGATGAAGATATTAATAAAGCTGTTGTTGGTGGTTGGTTCGTAAAACCTGAAATAAAAATGGGGATAATTCCGAAGGTTTTAACTGAGCTATTAAATGAAAGGATAAGAATTAAGGGTTTAATGAAAGCCGCTACAGGCTCAGAGAAAGATTATCTTGATGCTAGGCAGTATGCTTTAAAGATTTTACTTAATAGCTTCTATGGCTACTCAGGCTATACTAGAGCGAGGCTTTTTGAGGTAGGAATAGCGGCGGCGGTTACCAGTTTTGGTCGGCAAAATATCGAGGAAACAAAAAAATTTATAGAGCATGTTAATGAACGATTACAGATTAAAAATAATTACACTTATAAAGTTATATATGGTGATACTGATAGCGTTTTTGTTGAGGTGAGGAATAAAGATATTCCTTATGGTGAGATTTTATTAGATGATTTGAAAAAAATAGGGGAATTTCTAGGGAAAGAGAGATCTAAAGAGCTTCCTGCGCCTATGGAATTATTATATGAAAAAATTGCCAAGAGAATTATATTTGAGGCTAAGAAAAAATATGTTTTTCTAAATTATGAGCAAGATAAAAATGGAAAATGGGAGAACAAAATAAAAGCTAGTGGTGTGGAAACAAAAAGAAGGGACTGGAGCAAAATTGTTGGAAAGACATTAACAAAATGTATAGAAGAAATATTATTAAATAATAATACAAATGCAGCTATTAAGGTTGTTAAAGATGCTGTTAGTTATATTGAACAACTTGAATATCATAATCCATCCGATTTAGATTTATTAGTATTAACTAAGAAATATCAAAAAACTATTGATAAATATAAAGTGGTACCTATTCAGATTAAGGTTGCTCAGAAAATGATAAAAAATCATGAGCAACTTAACATAGGAGATAGAATATCTTATCTCATAGTAAGGGGTGATGGAAAATATAATGAAAGGGCGCAATCAGTTAATGAAATAATTAAGAGTAATCTTGAAATTGATAGGAATTATTACATAAATACTCAATTAATTCCTCCAATTGAAAGATTTTTTAATTGTTTAAATATTAAAAAAGAATTGTATTATAATGGAACTATTAATTTAAAGAAAGATATAATTATATTAAAAACTAATGGAAAGAATGTTATGCAGAAGAATTTATTTAGTTATGAGGAATGAAATATGACACAAACAAAAGAAGAAGTAAAACAACGTAAGCATTTATATTATTTAGCACATAAAGAAGAGATAATTAATAAATCTACTAAATATTATGAAGATCATAAAGAACATGTTATTAATAATGTTAAAAAATATTATGCCAATCATAAAGAAAAACTTATAGAAATGATTACATTAAATTGGCATAAAAACGGTGGAAAATATATGCACGAAAATAAAGAATGTGCAATGTTTTTAGGTTGCTACGTAGCGGAAAATATTTTATCGAAAGAATTTAAAAATATAACAAAAATGAAGTATAATAATCCTGGGTATGATTATATATGTTCAAAAGGATATAAAATAGACGTAAAATCAGCATGTTTAACAGGTAAAAATAAAGATCATTTGCAATTTCGTATTGCTGAAAATAAGATCGCGAATTACTTTCTGCTTATTGGTTTTGATAACCGCGAATTACTAAATCCGTTGTATATTTGGCTTATACAGGGAAGTTTGATAAATGATAAAAAAATGATTGTAATATCTACTAATGAAAAATCATTGAACAAATATAAAATGTATGAGAGACCGTTAACTAATGCAATTATGTGTTGTAATAAAATGAAAGAATTAAAATGATGGTTTGGTAAAAGCTCTTTACAAAAAAATCTATTTAGTTATGAATAGGGAAAACTATAAATACTCAGCAACTAAGAAGAGTATATCCCAAAAGGGAAATGTACCAAAAGGAAGGTGTACCAAGATGGCAATAAAAACCGATGGATTACCAAGATGTAAATTAGTAGGGACTGATGGAAACGTATTTTCAATTATCGGAAATGTTTCAAGGACTTTAAAAAATCAAGGTCTTAGAAATGAAGCAAAAGAATTTGAAAAACTTGCATTTACACAAAAATCTTATGAAGATGTTTTACGATTAGCTTCTACTTATGTAGAGATATTTTAATATTTTTTAGGTGATTCTTATGTCTATGACTGAAACTGAAAGAGCGGCCTGGCTTGCGGGCCTGAAAGTTGGCGATAAAGTATTAATTGGCACAAATAGTATAGGAATTATTGAAAAGATAACTCCTAAAAGATTTTTTGTAGTTAATGGGTGTAGATATGGAGTAGATGGAGTTCATAGGAATGATTATGAGCATAATAGTGTTTTACATCCTTGGAATTTAGAGGATGAAAAAAGAATAAATCAACGAAATATTTATATTGGATATATTAAAGAAGTTGAGAAAGTTAATTGGAGAAAGATTAAATTTTCAAAATTAGAAAGAATTGTTAAAATACTTAAGGAGGAATAAAATATGGCAGAAATTAATAAATATATAGATACGACGGATTTTGTAAGGAGGAATCGATATGATGAAACTGTAATAAAATCATTAGTAGATACTCATAATAGAATTATTGTTAATAAAGTACATGATCTTAATATTGTACTTACGTGCACGGATACAATTGCAAAACTTATTGAGGCATATATCCCTAGGGAGGAATGGTAATAAATGTTAGTGATATCAGTTGAAAGGCTCGTATTATATTTAAGGGCTTATGATGAGAGATATGGTTATTATCCTGAGTCGGATTATGAAGGAGAAGCTATTGAAAATTGGTTGACTGAATGCATGGAGGGAGATAAAAAGTTATTTATAAATGTACACTAATAAATGTACGGATGATTATATTAGATTATAATTATTTGCACTAAAATGTGTACGCATAAATAAAAATGTGGTATGCAACTAATTCATTTAAGTGTAATGATTGCAAAAATATGCAAGCATTGTGTATATGTGAATTGATTGTACAAGATTGAAATGGTTGTAGGAACACGCGATTAGTGTATTAATATGGGATTGATTCAAATGTATGCAATAATTCCAAATACCGATATTAAAGTCATAATTCCAGTAAAGAATAGCGTTTTATATAATACTATTATTAATTGCCAATCTGGAAGATGGCAAAAAAATAAATGTATAGATATATTAACTCATGGATATACGTTAAATGATAGGGGTGAAAAATCTAAAAAATCTGAAAAAGTCTATGATTATAGTGTGAGTCTTAAAAATTTAATTGATCGAATTAATGGAGCGTTAGAACCGACAGGGCTTTATAGTATCAAGGCCATAGGTAATTATTATTACATAGCTAAGGAGTGAAAAAATGTATACTGTAAATGTACCAAATAGATCAGTAGAATGTACCATACTGGACAAATGTATTAAAAATGATAATATTATTATTGATATATTAAAAAATGCTGCAAAAGGTGCGAGGCAATATGATATATCATATTATTTATTAACATATGGATTTGTATTTTATGATGATCTTTATAAATATCCTCATAAAACATTTGATAATTATATTACTAGAGTTCAAAAGAAATTCAGAGATATAGAAAACTTGAATATTAATGCTCATATCTATTATGGGCAAATTGGATCAACGAATGAGTTTGGATACTACTTATATGTAGATCCTTAATATTTTTGAATGGAGGATTGATATAAATGGATAATAAAACATTTGAAAAAATTGTAAAGAACAGATTAGAACAATGCGAAGAAACATTAAATATAAAAGGAAATGAATATTCAAATGAATCCGATCGTCTTCATAATTTTAAGGATGCCGCAAAATTTTTAGGTTGTTCCCCTGAAAAAGCACTTCTTGGGATGTTTGTAAAACATTTAGTGAGTGTTAAAGATATAATTGAAAATATAAATATTTGGCAAGATACCGGCTATATTCCAGACGAAAAATTAATTGCTGAAAAATTTGGAGATACTATTAATTATATATTACTATTGGAAGCTTTAATCGAAGAAAGGAGAAAGTAATTATGGATCAATTATTTTTTAAGGATATTATAAAAGATTTTAAAGTTTGTGAATTAATTACTTTAATGAAATGTATAAAAGATGATTTAAATTTTAGACGAATAATAGAAAATATGTTTGATGAATATTTAGAAAATATTATATATAAGGATTGATTAGATTGTTTAAAAAATATTCGATTGTGTTGGATTATTATGAAAATCAGATTTGTATTTTTATATTAAAATATACAGGGATAAGATATGAAAATATTAATTTTGAGATTAGAAAACAAGGAAAAAGATTAATAGTCGAAGATCAATATAATAAATATATGGAAGAATTTAATATTAAGAAGCTTATTAAAGAGCATGTAGAAATTAGAAGCGTATTTGAAGATTATAATAAAAATCAAAAGAACCTGGAAAATTTCACCGAAACAAATATAAAGGAATAAAGGAGAATATCTTCATGGAAGAATCTAAAACTTCGATTGCAGAAATGCAAAAAATATTGAATGTATTTAGAAAGGACTATATATCTATTCATATGTACTTTTTGAAACATCTAAATAGATATAGGAACGTTCGTATGGATATTCCAAAATGGGATGATAATAAATTTGTAGTTGATAAAAGAATAATTATAAATGAGATACCTAAAGGGCATTTTATATCTAAGAAATTTCAAATAGATAGTAAAATGTCCGAAGATAAAATAAAAGATACCTACACAATTATGTATGATATTGTAGATGTGGCTACCAATGTAGTTATCCGAAGGGGTCTTTGTGAATTTCGCTCTGAAGTTTGGAATGTGTATCTAGATTTAATGAAGATGTCATATAATCATTATAATATGACAAAATTTAATAATAATGCTATGAAATCAATAGAACGAAATAAAGAAGCATTTGATAAATTAAGTAAGATGTGATAATTAAATGAATTACATTTATCAAGGATCTATTATTTTTTCGGATAAGAAAAAGAATCGCCCATATGCCAAAGTTGGGAATTTAATAAATATGGGAAGTTATAAAAATGAAAAGCAATATTATGAGATTGTGAAGATTTATAAACAAGATATATATTTGGAGTAATAATATATGCATCATCCTATAAGAGAAAGAGAAGCATCTAATAAAAGAACTGGATATATACAAACTAAGGTTGCTCCTGGTGTTTGTTGTGATAAGCCTTCGTGTACGCGAAGAATAAAAAATACTAAATGTGAAAATTGTGGTAAAGATTGTAAAGGGTGTAAATTTGCTTAGGAGAATAAAAATATGAAATACCTTGGAAAAACTGAAGAAATGCTAAAAGTTGTTGTAAAGAATGTAATACAAAATATAATTGATGGAAAAAAGAATACATTTGTTATTTATACAACAAATAAATTTCACGAAGAATATATACAATCTAGATTAATTTGTATATTTAACGAAGCTGCTATTAATATGGGACATTTAATAATTTCAATTAAGAAAGTAATTGATGTTCATGTAAATAAATATTATAATGGATTTATTATTAATGCTAATAAAGATAATGAACAAAATATTCGTATAATTGATCATCCAATGGAGCTAAGAGGAATATATGCAGATTTTATGTATATTGATATTAATATGATTGATCAGATTGATTGGATATATTTAAAATCTATTATGAAAGATCGAAATAATATATTTATTTATGAGGAGTAAATATGGATCGAATTTCTAATGATGAATATTTTTTTAATATTGTAGAAACTGTAAAAAATAGATCAACATGCCTTAAAAGAAAAGTTGGCGCAATATTAATAAAAGATAATCATATAATATCATCTGGATATAACGGGCCTTCTAAAAATATTCCACATTGTATAGAATGTATTAGAAAAAATATACCAAGTGCAATTGGACATGATATAATTGAATGCCCTGCTTGTCATGCTGAGATTAATGCAATAATATTTGCTGCTATAAATGGAACATCAATAAAAGGATCTGAATTATATATATCAACGGCTCCATGTTTTGATTGTGCTAAATATATAATTAATGCTGGAATAAAAAAAATAATTATACCGACATTAGCAATACGAGAACCTGTAAAAAAATTATTGAATTGTGGTAATGTAGAAATACAAATTATAGAAAATAATAAAATATGTGAAATACCATTATCTCAAGATAAGATTTCTATTATTGATTATGATTTATATACATTAATAAATTCTTATAAATGGTGTGCTTATGAAAGCGGATATACAAATTATGCAATAACTAGAAATAAAAATAATAATAAAACTAAAAATGTTGTTATGCATAGATTTATATTAGATTATTTAGGATTTAATATAAATAATATGGATGTTGATCATATAAATTGTAATGGGTTAGATAATAGAATATCGAATTTAAGAATTGTATCACGAAGTTTAAATAATGCTAATCATTCTAAATTAGCATCTCATAATAAATCAGGATATACAGGAGTATCTTGGAATAAACAACAAAATAAATGGCATTCTATAATACAAGTAAATAAAAAACAAATTCATTTAGGATTTTTTGAGGATAAAATTGAAGCTGCGTTAGCTTATAATGAAGGAGCAATAAAATATTTTGGAAAAAGTGCATATATTAATAAAATTTAAATTAACCAACGATTTAGGAATTATAAAACTTTAATTAATATTTTTACAACAATCTTTATATAGGATTAAGATACTATTTTTATTCATGAAGCAACAAAAGAAAACCCAATATAGAGATATGCAGATTTTAAACGCTATTCGCGAAATGGGTAAATGTTCTATATTAGACATATTATACTATTCTATTAATGTTTATCCAAACTTTCCTTGGGATTATCATAATATTCGAAATAGTATAACAAGGTTAGAAAATAATAATAAAATTAAATTTGATTTTATTTATGATGAAGTTATTTATACATTTAATAAAAAAGAATATAAACAATCAAGAAATATTAAATATATATCAATAAGGAGAGATGATATTGACGCTTAATTCAAGAATTAAATATAAAGGATCAATTATAATAGGAAGAAAGCCATCTAAAAAGCAAATGAAGCTGCAAGGGAAAACTGTATATGGAGATTCTTCTTCAAATTTTGGCAAAAGTGTTTGGAAAAAGAAAGTAATTAAACATGATGGTATTAAGCAGACTATATATATTTTGCATAAGTGTAATAAAAAAGATTGTGAAGGGCATTATATTTATGATGAGCGAAATTATAAAGTATGTTGTATTTGCGGACTATCATTAAATTATGATAATAATATACAGGCTAATAATCGTGTTAAAAATATTCAATATAATTATACAAATAATAATAAACCTATTGAATCTATAAAAACTAGAAATCGATTTTGGGATATGCTTGATATGGATAATTTTATATATTATAAAGATAAAGGATCAGATAAATTAAAAGAACGCTATAATAATATTAAGAAATTTGAAGAAAAATATAAAGGAGGAAAACTTAATGGATGATCAAGGATTTCAACCATATAATACAAATTATTCGATGCAAACCATAAGACCATGTATAGAGAAATTTAATAAAAGTGATTATGAATTAATAAAACGTTTGGCAAGTTTTGGATTAACAAAAGAACAAATTTGTATAGCTATAAAGATCGATAAAAATAGTTTTGCAAATTTATATAAAACTGATGAGAAGTTTAAAAACGCATTCGATGAAGGCAAAACAGATCTCCATATGAGTATATTGGCGGCTCAGTTACAAATGGCGTTGCCTGATCCTGAAAATGGTTACATTGGTAATGCTAGTATGCTTAAGCATATCGGAAATGTGCATCTAGGGCAATCTGACAAAATAGAAATTAAAGAAGAAAAGAATATTAATGTAGTTTTGAAATGGGGAAATACAAAAATACCTGAAGAATCTAAGGAGGAAAACAATAATGAATAAAAATCTAATTTATTATTTTGAATATATTTATAATTGTTTATTGGATTACTTAGATTTAACTCCAAATAATATATGTGATACGTATATTAATAGTTATATACAAAATAAGCCTTTAATAATAGACTTGATAAATGATAATAGAATTAATACTATTAATTTAATTATAAATTTACGTTGGAATATGTTCTATAGAAAATATAAAAGGACTTAGATTTATATGGAATATTCAATAACATTACCACCGCTTTATACACTTCAGCAACAAATAGCGGATGATAGAACTAGATTTAAGGTGCTCGCGTGCGGGCGAAGATTTGGAAAAGGAGTATCATTAGATACTGAGATACCAACTAGCGAAGGCTTTAAACAAATGAAAGATATAAAGATAGGAGATAAAATATATGGAAGAGATGGAAAAGAATGTAATGTAACTTTTATATCAGATATACATAATATTGATTGTTATAAAATAACTTTTAATGATCATACTTCAGTAATCGTAGATAAAGATCATAATTGGCTAACATATACAAAACTAGAACGTAAAAATATAGCTAGAGGATTAATAAGATTTCCGCATGTTAGAAATACCTTGGAAATTAAAAATACATTAAAATATGGTGTAAAAAATGAATCTAATCATGCTATACCAATGTGCGAATCTGTAAAATATAGTGAAAAAGATTTATTAATTGAACCTTATGTATTAGGAGCTTGGTTAGGAGATGGTACTAAATATAATGGAGAAATTACAGGAATTGATCAAGAAATATTTGATAATATAGAAAGTTATGGATATAAAATATTATATCATGATAATGACATAACATTTACAGTATCTAAATTAATTACTAAACTTAAAAAACTTAATTTAATTTGTAATAAACATATACCTGATATTTATTTACATGGATCTATTAAACAAAGATTAGAATTGCTTAAAGGATTAATGGATACAGACGGAACTATAGAACCAAGTGCCGCAGGATTATGTTCATTTACAAATACAAATAAAAATATTATAAATGGAATATATGAATTATTATCATCTTTGGGAATAAGATGCCAAATAAATGAAAAACGTCCTAAATGTAATGGAGTTTTAGCTAATATAGCATGGACTATTTATTTTAGTAGTGATTTACCAGTATTTAAATTAACAAGAAAATTAAATAAACAATTTGAATATAAACATAATAAACAATACAGATATATAATTTCTGTTGAACCTATTGAATCAGTACCTACAAAATGTATTACTGTAGATAGTAAAGATAATACATATTTAATTACAAAAAATTATATAGTAACACATAATACTTTAATGTGTGTTGAGATTTGCTTTAAATACGCATTTGAGGGAAAAAAAGTTTGGTGGGTCGCGCATACTTACGGTGTTGCTGGTATTGCATGGCGAATGACAATCGCGCTGATAAATCAACTTACTAAAGAATTTGATGTTACTTATAACATCGCGACGCGAACTATAAATTTCAATAAAACCGGTGGATCATTTGTATTTAAAAGCAGTGATAGACCAGATTCGTTAAGAGGCGAAGGCTTAGACTTTCTTGTCATGGATGAGGCAGCATTTCATAAAGAAAATGTTTGGAATGAGATATTAAGGCCCGCCCTAGCAGATAAGAAAGGTAGCGCCATATTTATTTCAACACCAAACCCGAAAAAGAATGGCATTTGGTTTGAAAAAATGTTTAAAGACGGTCAAAATAATAAAATTAAAAATATGAAATCTTGGCAACTTACCAGTTATCTTAATCCGTATTTAGATCCTGAAGAGCTGGATGAAATTCGTTTGGTAACTCCTGATACAATTTTCAGAAGAGAATTTTTGGCCGAATTTATCATGGATGATACTGCAAGAATAAAGAGGGAATATATCCAATATATAGATATTGATGAATTAAAATCTAATAAAAATCTCGCGATCGCGATAGGGGTTGATCTCGCGATATCCCAAAAAACTACGGCAGATTATACGGCTATAGCTTGCATCGCGAGGGACATAAAAACTGGCGCTGTATATGTATTAGATATGTATCGCGATAGGCTAAGTTTTGCAGCACAAAAAGAAATTATTAGAGGATATGCAGACAAATGGAATCGGCCCGATTTAGGATGGCCGGAAATAGTAATCGGAATTGAAAATGTAGGCTATCAAGAAGCTCTAGTCCAAGAAGTTTCAAGGGAAATAGGGTATGCTGTATACGGTATTCCATCAACGAAGGATAAGATCGCGAGATTCGCGAGCCTAGAGGCAAAATATGAAAAGCTGCAAGTCTGGCATGTGGAAGGGCTCCCTCTGAGCTTCGAGAATGAGCTATTGAGCTTCCCTGAAGGGCAGAATGACGACTATGAAGATGCTATGGAGAAGGCATACAAGGCTATTAATATAGCTTATGGGTTTACGAGTGGCGGTTTTACGTTTGATCTAAGTGAAAAAGATAATGTTTTTTCTTTTTAATAATTTTTAAGTAGTCTCAAAACTAACACAAGACTTAAATAGTAAGGCTTGCTAATATGGGGTACATGGTAAAATACATTATTCGATTAGATACTGAGGAAAAAGGAAAGATAGATACTATTGTAGAAGCTGATAACGAACAAACCGCTATATATAAGGCTACTGAAATAAATAAAGGAATGACTTTTCATAAGATAATGGTTTGGGATATTCAATGAATAAAGTTTTTTGTCCTTTTTGTGGCACTAAATTTACTGAGGTAATTTTAGGAAATGAATTAACATATCCTGAAATAAAATTAGTAGGATATAAATGTTTAAATAAAAATTGTGAAAAACAATTTCATATTGGAATAAGAAAATAAATCTTTTTTATAATTTCTTTTAAGTTTTAATACCAAAAGTCTTAAATACTATGCATTCCTATAAGGTTGTATGACTAAACTATTTAATATGCTGGAAAATCCAAGTATATATTTAAGTTTTATGTTAGTATTATATTTCATATTATTTATTATTATATATTATATATTGTATTATACATTTAATTATATGTTTAGTTAAAAATTTATTTTTTTTTTACTTTTATTTATTAACAATTGTTACTGTCTAAATTAAAAATTATTTTAGAAGTTTTTGGATTGTTGTAAAACCTATTTTAAAATCTCTGAGGTTATGCGTATGCCTAGAAATTTAAATGTACCGAATGGAGTTTCTAAAGAATCTGTAAAAGTTACTTTCTCTGAATTAGGAGTGAGCGGACTAGAACGCTATTCGGGAATTATTGGAGAAGAATGGCTTAACGAACTTAGTGATCTTTATCGTGCTAATAAAGTTTACAAAGAGATGCGAGATAATGAGCCTCTTATTGGCGCTATTCTTCTCGCGACAGATATGATTATTAGGAAAGTTAGATGGTATGTAAAAGAAGGGGGAAGCTCTGATAAAGCCCTTAAGAAAGCAGAATTTTTAGAAAGTTGTATAAATGATTTTTCAGATCAAAATTGGAATGATATCATAAGTGAAATATTAAGCATGTTGGTATTTGGATGGAGCACTGCCGAAAAAGTTTATAAACTTCGCAAAGAAGGACAATCTAAATTTCCTGATGGTAAGGTGGGTTGGGCACGTTGGGGATTTAGAGCACAAGAAACATTATTTGAATGGAATTATAATAATGAAGGAAAATTAATTGGGTTTACACAATGTGATCCTGTTAATATGAATTATATATTTATACCAATTGAAAAAATACTTTTATTTAGAACTAAAATTTATAAAGATAATCCACAAGGGCGAAGCTGGTTTAGGACTGCCTTTAAACCCTGGTGGTTCAAGAAACATCTTGAAGAATTTGAGGCTATTGGTTTAGAGCATACTGCTGTTGGTGTCGTTGTTGGATGGGTTCCTAAAGCAGTATTAACAGATTCAACACAAGCAGCACTTAAAACAAATTTTGGTAATGCCATAACAAAAATACAGACCGGAAAAGGCGCGGCTATATTATTACCATTAGAGTATGATGCAAATGGAAATAAAAAATATGATCTTACGCTTCTTTCTGGAAATTCTAAGACAAGTGAAATTGCGCAAATAGGATCTGTTATTGAAAGATACGAAATGAGGATTGTTCAATCTTGTCTTTATGAAATTTCTATGATTGGTACTAAGGGCGGTGGATCTTATGCTTTAGCTGAAAATAAATCAAATAGTTTTACAATGGCTCTAGGAACTATTTTAGAGATTGTTAAATCTATTATTAATGATAATGCAGTTAATGAACTATTCAAACTTAATGGAGATGATATGCAAGAACTCCCAACGATTGAATTTATGCCAATTGTTAAGGCAGATCTTAAAGAAGTTGGGGAATATCTTAAGAATCTTGCAGCATCAGGAGCCGTTATTTGGCCTAATAGAGCACTTTCAAAGTTTATAATGGAAATTGCTAATATGCCGGTGCAAACAGATGATGAAATTGAAGAAAGTTTGAATGTAAAAGAGGAAGATCAAAAACTTACTGAAGAAGATAACCAAGTTGATGAAACTGATGAAGTTGATGAAGAACCGCTAGTTGATGAAACGGATACTAAAGAACCTGAGGATGTGGTTGATAATGAAGGATCAAACTAACGATCCTTCTAAGCTTCCTGATTCGGAAATTTGGCCTGAAATATTAAATATTGTTGATAAGTATAATATAGCATTAACAATCGCAAGTTTATATGCTTTAAAATCAATTAAAAACAAGTTTGGAAATAAATTTTTAAAGATGATTAATAGTAAAGATGATAAAAAACTTGATAAATTTTTATCTGGAATAACTTTAGATGGAAAAAAACTAGGGATAACATCTAAGAAATTAATTAACGAAATTGGAAATCTAATAAATCAAAAGTATAATTTTGGAATTGATGTTAAAGAATTGGCTCTTAATGATTATATTGATAAACATGTAGCGGAATTGGTAGTACAAATTAGTGAAACAACTAGGGAAAATATTAATAATATTGTCAAAACTGGCTGGAAAAATCAGATTAATCCTGAGAAGCTGGCAAAAAATATTAAAAATAGCGGAATTGGACTTGATAAGAATAGGCAGGCATCTTTAGAAAAATATAGAAGAGCTTTAATTAAGGAAAAAATTCCAGAAAAACAAATTGAAAAACTTTGTATTAAAAAATATAATCAGTTGTTGCTAGATAGGGGGAGGACAATCGCGAGGACTGAGGCAATTAATCTAGCAAATGAAGGCTCTCGCGTTATGTATGAACAATCCGCAAAACAAAATAAATATATTAGGGATAACTACGAACTTGAATGGATTCTAACACCTGATGATAGACTTTGTGATAAATGCAGAGCTATGAAAGGGAAAAGATCTTCTTTCTCAGGAACGTTTGATGGTGGATTAAGAAGGCCAACGCTCCATCCAAGATGTAGATGCACAATTGTATGCTCTAAAAAAGGATCTAAAGATATGCAACCTGAGCCGCCAAAATTTGATAAACCAAAACCAGAAAAACCAGATAGATCAAAACCAACAGCACCTACAAAACCAGTACCATTAAAACCAACAGTACCAGAAAAACCAAGTAATACTAAACCCGAAAATATACCAAAAATACCAAATGAAAAACCTAAAAATCCAAAAGAAGTTAGTATTAAAGCACCTTCTAATATGGAAGTTGAAAAACAAAAAACTTTAGAAAATTATAATAAGATGCCTAAGAAATTAAGAGATCAATGTAAAAATATAGAATTGTATGATAAAATGCCGGATTGGTTAGCAAAAGGAGATGAAGAATTATCTAAATTATACGGACATAAAGTAAATACTGAAGCATGTTATATAAAAAGTTCAAATAAAATTTTGGGATTGCCAGATAAAGATGGAAATAAACGAGAAATAAAAACAAATTTTATGGCTCATGAGTTATCACATTCTTTAGATAAAAATTGTTTATTATCAAGTTCTAAAGAATGGGCAAGGGCATCATCAAAAGATTTTTCAGTAAGTGGAAATAGGTTTTCATCTCCATATGGGAAGGATTTTTTTAATCAAAATGTAAAAAATAAAACCGAACGATATAAAGAAGATTTTGCAGATTCTGTAAGTTATTATACAGTTGATAAAAAATGGTTTAAAGAAAGATTCCCAAATAAAGCAAAATATATTGAAGATATATTGGGAGAATAATTATGAAAAAGAAAATAATTTTAGTTGATAGAAAAGGAAAAATAACAACAAATGTAAAAAGGGCGATAAAATTTGAATTTTTTTATTATGATGATAAAGACAAGGAAATTTTAAGAGGATTTGGGGATATTTCTTAGATCGTTGTAAAATTATTTTTATAATCCATGAATAAAGGCATATGGTGATTTTGTGCCAGAAACAAGAATATTCAAAATTGATAAATTGAAGCAAATTGTCTTTGGGGTTGTGCTACAGCCTAATATTCCTGATCTACAGGGGGATATTATAACTGAAGATGAAATAGAAAATGCAGCACACCGCTACATGGTAGAAAGTCGTATCACTGGATTTAGGCATCAGGAAGAACTTGATGCTGTTATTGTTGAAAGTTATATTGCGAAAAGTAATGAATGGTTTAAAGATGAAAATATTTTAAAAGGTTCTTGGCTTGTTGCTATGAAAATAAATGATCTTAAAGTTTGGCAAGGAGTTTTGGACGGAACGTTTAATAGTTTTTCAATTGGTGGATGGGCAAAGTCTGATCCTGTAGATGGTGGAATTACTGATGAAGGCGGCGGTTAAATGACAAATCTTCTTACTGAGTTGGAAGTAAAAGAAATTTCTATTGTTCCGTGGGGAGCAAATAACAAAAAATTTCTTTGTATAAAAGATAAAGATGGTAAAGTTTTAACAAATTCGGATTGGTTTATTAGTAAACAAATGGAGAGTGTTGATATGGCAATTGATCAAGTAGAGAGAGACAAGATTGTAAAGGAAGCTACTGAAAAGGCGGCTAAGGACGCGGCAGAACTTCTAAAGAAAGAAGCTGATGAAAAACTTAGACTTGAAAAAGAACTTAAGGATGCTACTGATGCAAAAGCTAAGCTCGAAAAAGAACAGAAGGAAGCTATGGAAAAGGCAGTATCTGAAAAAGCTGCACTAGCTAAAGAACTTCTTGATATGAAGAAGGAAGTTCAAGATGCTAAAGAAGCTACTAAGATTGAAAAGGATGCAAGACTTCTAAGTATTCATAAGGAGTTTGCTAAGGAAAACTTACCTCTTCTTGGTGATCATACAGAACTTGGAGTATTTCTTAAAGAGTCTAAGGAAGTTTTGACAGAGAAATCCTATACGTTCCTTGAAACTATGCTAAAATCTGCAAATGAGAAGATCGCGAAGGGTGGACTTTTCATAGAACTTGGTAAAGATAATAACCAGTCGGCAAATGGTAATATCCTTGATAAAATCAATAAGATGGCAAGCGATATTATGATTGCTGATAAGGTTGGTTATGAGCAAGCTATTTCTAAGGTATTTGAGAAAGATGCAAAACTTTATGAAGAATATGAAAAGGCAAATAAATAAGGAGAGTGATAATTAATGGTAATTTCTGAATATGGGCCAAATATTGATATTAGTATATTTCCCGCTCATGAAACTATGATGGATTCTGATGGCGATGATAGTGATTATGTTAATAGGATTGTATGTCTAAATGCTGATGAAGAGGTTTGTTATCCAACGGCAATAACGGATGTTCCTTTCGGAGTGTTGATCGAAGGTGCGGTAACCGGCGGATATGTAACTGTAAGAACTTTCGGAGTAGTTCCTATTAAAATGAATGCTATTGTAGCGGTACCAAATATTATCGGAATTACTAGCGACGGCGGTGTTATTGATGGAAGAGCCGGTACAGCGGTAGCAACTTGCAAAGTTGTTGGACAAATTTTAGAACATAGTGATGCCGAGGATGATATAGTTACATGTATAATTAATTGTATCAATCCAGGTATAAAAGCTTAAATAAATTAATGGAGATGATAAAAAATGCCTAGACCAAATACAGCAGGAGTTCATATTGATGGACTTCTGTCTAATCTTTCTATTGCATATATGCAAGCACAAGATGTATTTATATTTCCGAAGGTTTTTAAACCTGTACCTGTAGATAACCAATCAGATCTTTATACAGTGTTTGATAAGGATGATTTTAATTTGGATGAGGCCCAAGTTAGAAAGGATTCAACTGAGTCTGCCGGTTCTGGATATGATCTATCTGAAGATAATTATAAATGTGAAGTGTACGGATTTCATAAAGATGTCGGAGATCAAATTCTTGCGAATGCTGGAAAGACTTTCAATCTAATGAGAGATTCAACTGAATTTGTCACTAGAAAGATTTTGCTTAAGCAAGAAAGAAAATGGGTAGAAAAATATCTTGTAAGTGGCGCATGGGATGAAACTCTTGTAGGAATTACCGATTTTGATCAGATTTCTGAGCCAACTTCCGCACCTATCGAGATGTTTTCTAATGAAATGGTAACCATGTTGGAAGCTACAGGTATTGAACCAAACACTCTCGTTATGGGCTACAAAGTTTTCAATGATCTAAAGAATCATCCTGATTTTGTTGACAGAGTTAAGTATTCTAGCTCCGACGCGGTAACCGAAGGAATTATGGCTCGACTTATCGGTGTCGAGAGAATACTTGTTGCAAAATCTATTGTTGCAACAGGAAAAGGTGCTACCAAGACTACTGCATTTAATTTCGGAAGAAATGCACTTCTTTGTTATGCTGCGCCTTCACCGGGCCTACTAACTCCAAGTGCGGGATATACTTTCTCTTGGAATTATGCAGGTGTCGGAAACATCGCGATTAATAAGTTCTATATTCGCGAGAAGAAAACTACAAGAGTTGAGGCAGAATCTGCTTTTGATTGCAAAGTAACTGCAAAGTCTCTAGGTAAGCTTTTTACCCTTGTAACTGAAGCATAAAGGAGAAAATATTTTCTCCTTTAATTATTTTTTATGAGGTTGATAATTATGATTGAAGAAAAAGATAAAATTGTATTTACTCCTAAAGATATTAAACAGAAAGATATTATTGAAGAGGTTAAAGGAGAAAAGAAAGAAAGAAATATTTTCAAAGGGCCTTTTCAAGAAAAGATGAAAGTTCTTAGGAGCGGAAAATATAGACTTAATAAAATTCCTTATGACTGTGAACCAGGGGATTTTATCGATGGAGCTCTGTTATCTCCTAAGAAAAAGGAAATACTAATTGCTACTAAATATATTATAGCAGTATAGGAGAATTTATTATGGTTAATCTAATTACTAAAGGCTTAGGAATTTTAGGAGCTTTAAAAGTTGCTGGCTTTGGTTATGGGACTGTTGAAGTTTGTAATAAAACCGGCGGTTCGTTAACTTCTGGAATGATTGTTTATATTTCTGGATTTGATGCAACTTTAAGACTTCCTAAGATTGTTAAAGCTGATGCTGATACATCGGGAAAAGCCGGGCAATTTGTTGTTAAAGAAACTATTGCAAATAATCGATCAGGATTTGTTTATGAAAAAGCCGAAATTGGTGATTTAAATACTAATGCCGGTGTCGTTGGTGATCCTGTATATCTAAGTGCTACGGCTGGCGAATGGACATTAACACCTCCTGTTGGCGCGGATCAAATTGTTCAGATTATTGGATGGATTACAGTTAAATCCGCAACTATTGGAAAAATTGTATTTCTTATTAATCCTCAAAATATAACTGTTGTAGGAACTTCAGGTATTGCAGCCGATGCAATAACAAAGCTAAAATTATCAGGCGGATTTTCTAAAGTTACACTTGCAGCCGGTACAGCATCAGGAGCAAATGTAACGATTGCGGGAATGGCGGTTGGCGATGAAATTGTATCCGTATTGTCATTTACGACAGCAGCAGCAATTGCAACAGTTGCAGATAGAACCTCTGAATATGTAGCTGGCGCGGGAGTTATGACAAAGGCAGCAGGAACGAATGATACAAATAACCAATTATTAGTTATATGGAATGATTTAACTTAAATCATTTCAATATTTTTGAGGTTATTATGACAAATTATAGAAGGCGTTCTGATTTGGCGGCTCTCTCTGGAAGGGCTAAAGGTGCGGTAACTGTCGCTCATAATGCTATACTTGCAACAGCAACAGGAACCGAAATTAATACACAAGGGTTTAATTCAATAATGATAGAAGAGATTATTACAATTGCTGCTAAACTTTGGACTGTTAAACTCACTGGAAGTTTAATATCAGGCGGAACATTTTCTGATGTTTATGATAATGGGACTCTTTGCTCTATGCAAACAAACAGTTCTAAGATTATGTTATTCAAGGGTATTCCACAATTTCTCAAGATTGTTGCTACTGAAGATGAAGATACCGGAAAATGTACGGTGCGATATCAACTAATGAATATTTAGGTGATTTTATGAAAATTGAAAATGTAATTTCAAAATAGTTTCACAGATTAAACAGTAAAATATTTAAGGAGTTTGCTACTTATGGAAACTAACGATATTACTAATATGAAAATACTTCTTGGTGGTTCTACGAAAGTAGCATTAATTTTATCTGATGTAGAACTTACCAAATTTTTATATAATGCTGATAATGTTTATAGAGCTGCTAGTAGGGCGGCTTTTGCAATTACTGCTTATTATACTCATCTTGCATCAAAAACTATTGATGTACTAAGTTTACAAAATACTCAAAGAGCTAATGCTTTTAGAGAACTTGCTATTGAACTAGGAAAACAAGCCGATCAATATACAACTACAACAGGAGCAACTTTTGTATTTTGTGATACGGATGATAATCCTAATAATGATGAAAGTATTTTTTCAAAGGATATGTTTACCAATATTTGGGGGTGATTATTATTATTTGTAAATTTTTATTTATTTATGAATCGTTAGGTAATCAATTTTATGCAATTTTTAATATTGATGGAATGCGGCAAGAAATGTTAATGAAACATAAAGATGAAAATATACAAGATATACAAAATATATTAATTGAAAATTTAAAAACATTGGAACAAACGCCTGAAAATATATCTGAAAATATATCTGAAAATATATCTGAAAATATATCTGAAAATATACAATTAGAGATTATAATAGATAATAAATTATATAAAACTATAGATATAAATGATGGAATGGAAGTTGATATATCATGAAAAATATAAAATTGAAAATAAAAAGTGCAACTAAAAATAAAACTACCATAAATAAAATATCATTAGAAAATGTTATTGATAATAAAAATAAAAAATCTAAAATGGTGATTTAATGGTATTATGTTATTCAATTAATAATGGAAATTGGGATGATATAAATACATGGTACAATAATAGAATACCATTAGATACAGATACGGTTGAAATTCGAGCAAATACAAATGTAAAATTAAATTGCGAAATAAATATAATTGGAGCATTAACAATAAAAAATCTTGGAATATTAACATTAGAATATTCTATGGAAACTTCAAAATTTACTACAATAACAATTGATAGTGGAGGCTCATTATATGCTAGTAGATCGATATCAAATTTTATTAGATGTGATATGATAACTTCTAATGGAATTAATGGTGTTAATTATGGTACGGAAATTTCACCAATCCCTATAACTGTTTCTGCTGGTGTTGAATTTGTATGTACTTCAGATAATCAAGCTTCGCGAGGATTTTTAATTAATTGTAATGATGGAATAACTATTTATGGAGCAAATAGGACAATTGAAACAACTTTAGCGGAAGTTGCCACAATTGGAAGCAATACAATAAAAATAACTGATGAAATTGGATTAAGACCCGGAACAATGACACAAGCAATTAATGGTATATCAGATATAATTTGCGTTGGGCATACACCAATACAAACAAATAATGGTGCTCAAAATGATGAAATCGATTTATATACCGTTAATAATTATAATTCAACTACTAAAGTTATAACTTTGGGAGATATTGGAATGCAACAATCATATACTCCTAGAGGCGGAATAAACCCAAATTGGAATACAATTCATCAAACACAACGAGAAATAGGAACACCAATATATTTATGTTCGTATAATATAGTATTTAGGGGATCTGCTTATAATTTACGACCAAGTATTATTATAAATTTACAATCATATAACTGTATATATTATAATTGTTTATTAATGTATGGGTATTATGGTAATGGTTATGGTACTAATAATGTTTATAATGGTAATCAAATAGGAAATTTTTATGGTAATGGTTATGGTACTAATAATGTTTATAATGGTAATCAGATAGGAAATGCTTATGGTAATATTTATGGTACTAATAATGTTTATAATGGTAATCAAATAGGAAATGTTTATGGTAATAT